ACAATTGGTACAAAACATAGAAAAGCTAGACAGATTAAAAACTTTAAACAAGATATGGATCTGAATAGTAAAATGTTTGATGTTGCACTTGAATATGTTAATGCCTAATGAATTTAACTAGAATTTCAATAGAAGAAGCTAAGGGGTATATACCATTAAAAGAAAATTATGGTAATAAAGGAGTAGAATATGCTAAATATTTTACTTTAACCCCTAGTGAAAGAGGTAAAGGTTGGGATAAAGTAACTTACTATACAGCTAAAAAAGTAGGTTTATATTCTGACAAAGGAGAAGGGGATCAGTGGGTTTATATATTATCAAATCCCACTACCCCGGATTTACTCAAAATAGGTTATACTAAAAAAACACCTGATGAAAGAGCAAAACAAATATCCTCTGCAACAGGTGTTGCTTTACCTTATAAAGTTGAATGGGCATACAAATGTTTTAATGGTGAAATTATTGAAAGAGAAGTACACCATAAATTAGAAAATTATAGAGTAAATAGACAAAAGGAATTTTTTCAAATTAGTTTGGAAGAAGCAAAACAAGCAGTTAATTTAATAGGAAATAAATATAAATAAAATGACAGATAAAGAAAAATTAGACCACCAAAAATCAGAATTAATAGAAGATTTAGTAGCTACTAATACAGTTATGGAAGAGGTATGGAGGTACCACCCAGAAAATCCAGATAAAAAGGATGTTGTTAAAGAATTTAACATACTTACCCAAATTAAATCTGATATAGAAAAAGAATTAGCAGAATTAGATAAATAATACATATTTATAACCAAACGTTGATATGTACATATATAACGCAAAATTAGATAGAGTAGTCGATGGTGATACTGTTGATGCCTCAGTAGATTTAGGGTTTGATACCTGGAAGAAAGTTAGAATAAGGCTAGTTGGGATTAACACCCCAGAATCTCGTACTAGAGATTTAGAAGAAAAAGCTAGAGGATTAGCAGCTAAACAATATGTTGTTGATATGTTTAAAAAACACAAAAACTATTTTATATTGCAATCTCAAGGAGTTGGGAAATTTGGAAGATGTTTAGGAGAAATATTCTTTGGAGATGTTAAATTAAATGATTTATTAATAACAGAGGGACATGCTGTAGAATATAATGGTGGTAAAAGATGATAGATAAAAATAAGATTTTCAATTTGTTTATGGAAGGTACTGAAATTAAGGATGAAAAAACAAAGAAAGAAATTAAAAAATTTATGGAAGGGCCTTTTGCTAAATTAGGCATGTTCGTAAAATTAATACAAAATCATCAAGTATTCCATCAAAAACTAGAAAAGTTTTTAAAACACGAAAAACCAAATTTTAATCCTAGCAAAACCAAAGAAGCATCTGAATATTCTATTTATAACAAATCTTGGGAATATATTAGTCAAATTGATTTATCCCACCATGATGATGTTAATGCCATAATTAATTTTGATCCTAAATTATTATATAGTACACTAGGTATGTCAATAAAATATTTTGAGGAAATTGAAGAATATGAAAAATGTTCACATCTTCATAACATCCAAGAAATAGTTAGGAGAATTTAAAAAATAACTTGGAATACCTCCTTTCTTCTCGTATATTTATATCACGGGGTTTTGGAAAAAGGGATAGAGATAAAGGTTGATAAGAGGGGGTTGGATAGAAATTAATAATAAAGTTTATAATAAAATGAGAAACAGAAATTTACTATACAGAAAATTGGAAGCACTAGATAGCACATTAATGAATTTGCATAGAATAGTTAACACCCAGGAACCTGTAGAAACTTATAGAACGGGACTTAACAAAGCTCAGGAAATAATGGAAGATATTAAAGGTATAATAGAAAGAGAGCCTTTTTCTGCTAACGAACAGAATCCCATCAGATAATAAGTGTGAATCGATTTAACAAATTAATAAATGCTTTTGGTAACCTTGATTTAATATATGAAGGAATTAAAAATAAAGTGTTTACTAGTGAAGAAGTTGAAGAAATCGCTCGAATTAGATATGGCATATGCACTCAGTGTGAGTATTTTGATAATGTAGGCACTCATTGCGCAGTACCAGGTATGCAACCATGTTGTTCAGATTGTGGGTGTTCATTACCATTAAAAACAAGATCAATGTCAGCAGGTTGTCCTAAAAATAAGTGGTCACCTTTCATACCAAAAGAAATGGAAGAAACATTAAAAGAAAATTTAAAATAAACAGTTATGAAATTATCAGCAGAACAAATCCAATCAAATTGGGAAGTATTCCTAGACAATATAAAAGTACATATCCCAGGAAATAGGGGTGAGCAATTACTTAATTTTTATAAACGTTACGAAGAACGTGTTATATTAATGCCAGCTGCTCATAAAAAAGAATATCATGGAGCATTCCCAGGAGGTTATGTTGCTCATGTAAATAGAGTAGTTGAGGGATCCCTTAGATTATATGATATGTGGAAAGAAATGGGTTGTGATATGACTACATTTACTAAAGAAGAATTAATATTTTCTGCTATAAATCATGATTTAGGTAAAATGGGAGATAAAGACCATGATGCCTATATACCTCAAACGGATCAATGGAGAAAAGATAAATTAGGTGAGGATTACATGTTTAATAAAAAATTAGCATTTGCTGCTGTACCAGATCGTGGTTTATTCTTATTACAACAACATGATATTTCATATTCATTTAATGAAATGTTAGCTATCCAAACACATGATGGTTTATATGATACAGCTAATGAGAAATATTTAAAAGGATATATGCCTGAACAAAAACCACGTACATCTTTACCATTTATTTTACACCAAGCTGACATGATGGCTGCACGTATTGAGTTTGAAGTAGAATGGTTACCAAAGTTTTCTCAAAATAACGTGGAGGGGCAAAAGAAAAATTATACATTAAAGTCGAAACCTAGTACAAAATCAAAAGCCTTAAATACTATATCAAGTCCAGGGCTAAAAACTATGCTAGATAATTTATGATACTAGAAATTATTATTGGGGTCTTATCGTTATTGGTCAGTATATTAGGTTATACGACCTTTAACCTTTTAACAAAAAATGAAACAGCAGAGGACATTATTGTTTCCCAACAAGAATTTATAGATAAAATAGAGGAGCACATCACCTTCTCTGAAAAAAGACTTAAACAAATAGATGAAAAAGGAACATTTAAGTCAGATGATGAAATCGGTTGGTTTTTTAATGAAGTACAAAAAATACAAAAAAAGTTATCTCAATTTAAAAATGACCAATAATAATGCGCAAAAGAAGGAAAAAGAGTAAAAATTATTTTACTCAGGATACGGAAAACGCTATAGTAAGATACAATAACGAACCAGATCCTAAAATACGTAGTGATATTTATGAAAAAGAAATTCATTTTGCGTTTTTTAAACTTACACAAAACATCATTCATACTTTTAAATTCTACCATACTGAGGTAGAAAATTTAGAACACTTACAACACGAAATAATTACATTTCTTTTATCTAAAATGCATCTATTTGACCCTACCAGAGGAGCAAAAGCATACTCATATTTTGGTACTATAGTAAAAAGATGGTTAATATTATACAATACTAAAAATTATAATAAAAAAATTAAAAAGGTTGGTGTTGAAGCTTTAACAAAACCAACTTCAACACACACTTATAGTCAAGGAGATGAAAGAGTTAAAAGTGATTTAGATAAATATGTTGATATTTTTGTTAATTATACATCAGAAAATATTTATGAATTATTTCCTAAGAAAAATGATGCCCAAATAGCAGATGCAATTTTAGAATTATTTCGTAAAAGAGAAGATTTAGAAGTTTTCAATAAAAAAGCACTTTATATTTATATACGTGAAATGGTAGATGTCAAAACTCCAAAAATTACCAAAATAGCAGATAAATTACATACAATCTTTAAAAGTCAATATATTTTCTATTTAGAAAATGGTTATACTAGATTCTAAACTTTACCTATATCCATATTTATAATAAAAACATTATGGGAAATTTAGATAATATAATATTTAAAAAAAAGAAATTTTCTGACATCCTTAGTGAAATTTACGATAACCAAAAGAAAAAAGAAGTACAAATAACAGGCCTAATATCAGAGTTAAAACCTCTTATAAATGATATAGGTGATGCAACTTTAATCGTTCCACTTATTAAAGAATATATGGAAATTGGCGTTCGTAACGATGAACAATTAATTAAAATGGCTACTATAGTACAACGTGCGCTTAATAATAGTAGCAACGAAGATTCACTGGGAATAACGGAAGAAGAAAAACAACAGTTAATAGAAGAATTAGATAAATTAAATTCTAATTACGAAGATAAGAAAAATGGCTAATAATAATTACGGTTTTACTAGCGTTAATCAACAAGTTACCTCAGGAGGTGATGATCAATCTAAGTTGGCAGAAATAATTGCGGGGTTAGGTAATAATATCATCTCAGTGAGAGTTGTTGATATAATTTTAGATGATACTCATCCTAAATTTCAACAATATGGAGCTTGGAGTGGGATTGGTACTATTCTATATGAAGAAGTTAGACCTGGACCTCCTGTAGGAACCGGAGAACCTTTTGCAAGACCATTATTTCCAAATTTCAAAAACTACCCAGTTGTAAATGAAATAGTAGTAGCATTTTTCTTACCAAATCAAAATATTAATGATGGTATTGAAAGTAAAAATTATTATTATTTACCTCCAATATCCATTTGGAATGCCCCTAATTTAAACGCAATACCAGATACACTTACTTCTGGAGTAAAAACAGTTCAATCTTCTCAAAGAAAAAGTTATGAAGCAATTGAAGAAGGACAAGTAATAAAAAGTACTAATGAACAAGTTGAATATAATTATAATTCACCTTTAATAGGGGGAAGTTTTGAACCCAAAAGTAATATTAGACCTTTATTATCTTTTGCTGGTGATGTAATTATAGAAGGAAGATTTGGAAATTCTATTAGATTTGGGAGTACTACAAAATCAAGAATTACATTTGATCCTAACGAACTTAATACTACAGCAGGTACTAATGTAAATAAAGAATTTTTTTCAAGAAATGATTGGTCATCTCAAGGAAACAATGGTGATCCTATTTTAATCTTAAGAAATGGTAATATTAACACAACAGAACCTGGTTATGTTCCTATGATAGAAGATATTAATCAAGATCCATCTTCAATATATCTAACAAGTACTCAAACAATTCCTTTAATTACTAATTTTAATTCATACCCATCTATTACTAACGAGCCTAGAAGTATTTCATCATATAGTAGTAGCCAGGCTATTATTTCATCTGAAAGAGTAATATTAAATGCTAGTAAGGATAATATTATAATAGATTCTAACCAAAATATTTCTTTATCTTCTATTAATGATATAGGTTTATATTCAAGAAATGGGTTTGTAAATTTAACTGCCAATAGAGTTAATATTGGTAACATTAATGCTAGTGAAGGGGTAATATTTGGAGATAAATTTATAACTGATTTTAAATATCTTCTAAAAGATATGAAAATATTAGTAAATAATCTTAGTTTAGAACCTAAACTTATACGTACACAAGGAGCAGCTGATAATGTTAATATTCAAATAGATTCAATATTAGATAAAATTAATGAATATACCTCTAATACAATAAAAATATCATAATGGGAGAGGAAGCATTAAATCAATTAATAGAAGAATTTATGAAAACTCCCCAGGGGGAGAAAATAGCTAATGATGATACAATTCAGTTGTTGATTCAGGAACAAGATCAACTAAAAAAAGCATTTACTACTTTAACATTAAAAGAAGGTGAAGGAGATACTAGTACTGAACTTCAGAATAAAAAAGAAGAAGTAAATAACAAAATTCGTAGTGTAAATAAACAAATAGCTTCTAGAGCACCCTCTTTTAAATATAAAGTTGAATCTTTAGTTAAAGATGATAGAGGTAATTTTATTGAAGTTGATGTAAATTATGTCTATAAAATAACAGGAAGAGTATATGATGCGGTTACAACAAAACCTTTAAAAGGAGTTAAAATAACACCTGGTGTTTATCCTAAACTTACTCCACCTCCATCAAGTGATTTAGCACAAATGGAATTATCTTCAACAAAGGTAGATATTAATCCTTCTAATTATACTTATGTACCCCTTTCTTTTTTACATGTTAAGTTAAACCCTGAAAAAGAATCAGGAGTTAATGTTTACGAAAAAGATAAAGGAGAAGTTAGAACAGACAAAGATGGATATTTTAAAATTTTAGTTACGTTACCAACCATAGCTTATAACCAAACAACACCATTATTTTTTGCATTAATAATGACCCAAAAAGGTTATATACCTCAAAAAGCATTAATAGTAAAAGGTGACAAAACAATTAGAACAGATTTAAAAGCTGTAAGTATAACTAATATAAAAGAAGCAGCTGAGATAGCTAAAAAAGAATTAATGGTTAAAACTAATGAATTTTTAGATGAAAAAGTTAACCAATATGTAATGGATCCAGTTGATCAAGTTTTAAATGCAAGACAAAAAAGTGTAAGTAAATTACATAATATAGTCCAAACTAAATTACTACCACTTGTTATTCAATTATTAATAGCTTTTGGGATAACAAAACTATCAGAAGTAGAACAAAAAACATGTCCTACTGAAGCAGGATTACGACAAGTAATCAGTAAAAGAAATGGTGTAACAAGACAATTAAATAATATTTATAAATCTGTTATTACAAATACTGCTATAGCGGGTGTATTTGCTTATCTTACAATTAAATTAAAGGGAATAAGTTTAAAATTAGATTCAATACCTGCTCTACAAGCTACTGGTACCCCACCAAGTAAAGATTTTGGTGGTTTAATTTCATCTTTACCATACTCATTTACTGGGAAAATACAAAGAATAAAAGATACAATAGAAGAAATATCAGAAAATAATAAACAATTAAATAAAAAATTAATTTTAGCCTTAATATTTATTTTAGCAGCAATTATAACAATTTTATTGTTATTAAGAGCAATAGATGATATGTCACAAAAATGTGCTGAAGAATTGGGAGTTGATTTAGATGAACAGTTAGCACTTGATCAAGAATTATTAAATTTATCTGTAGAACAAGGTTTAGATGGTAACCCAGCTATTAATGAATTAAATGGTTTTATCTTAAGTGTTGAAACTGATGATCAAAACCCAGTTGGAGAATTAAAACGTAGAAGAGCAGTTGCAAAAGATAATAGAGGTGTTACATTATTACAAGGAGAATTATCATTTAGTTCAAATGATCAAATTTTACTTGATGAATTAATATTTTATATACAACAAAATAATTTAAAAGCTTAATAAATTAATATTTATAATAAATCAATAATTATGAAAATAAGTCAATTGAAAAAAATAGTCAAAGAAGCCGTAAAAGAGGCTATACAAGAAGAAATGAAAGACATACTTCTTGAGGCAGTTAGAGTTCCAAAAACTATAGTTGAAACTAAAAAATCAACAACACCTCAATTCGAACAACAAAACCCATTACCAGATGGAAAGAAAAAAGAATTAAGGGAAAATATGATGAATGTATTAAATGGAATGATGCCAGGAGCTAATGGAACAATTAATGCTACAACAGCTGATGTACCTTTACAAGTTGGTAGTGGAGACACTACTTCCCCAAATGGTAGATTACCAGAAGGAAGTGTTAGTATAGACCAAATTATGGGATTAATGAATAGTAAAGGATAGATAAAATGGCATTTGGAGCAAGAAGAGTATATCCTAATGATGTAAGACCTAGAGTTGCTATTGGTGTTAATTTACCATTTAGCGCACCTGGGGTTTTTGAATCTAACTATCAAACAAGAGATGCTATTAAAAATAATCTTGTTAATTATTTTTTAACAAATCCAGGTGAAAGACCAGGAAATCCAACTTTTGGAGCGGGTTTAAGAAAATTTATCTTTACTAGTATTACTAATGAAAGTTTTGATTTTATAAAAGAAGATTTACAAGAAAAAGTAAATTTATTTTTTAGTAATATTAATCTTGAGGATATAGAAATAACAAAAAATGTAAATGAAAATACAATAAATGTATCAATAACTTATAGTATACCCCAAACTGGTATTAATGATACTTTATTACTAAACTTTAGTTAATGGCAACAGGAAATAGAAATATAGTATATGTAAACAGGGATTTCGAATCTATTAGGAGTCAATTAATTAATTACTCTCAAACATACTTCCCTAACACATATACAGATTTTAGTGAAACATCTCCGGGAATGATGTTTATTGAACAGGCATCATATGTTAGTGATGTGTTATCTTTTTATTTAGATAATCAGATACAAGAAACATATTTACAATATGCTCAACAAACTGAAAATATTTTTCAATTAGCTTATATGTTTGGTTACAAACCTAAAGTAACAGGGTTAGCAACTGTAACAATGACTATATATCAACAAGTTCCTGCAAAAACAGAAGGAGGAGCAGCAGTCCCAGATTATAGTTATGCCTTATTACTTCCTGAAAATACATCTGTTAGTTCAAATAATGGTACAAATTTTATAATACAAGATCAATGTGATTTTTCAGTATCTAATTCTCTAGATCCAACTGAAGTAACTATTGCTTCTGTATCATCCAATGAACCAAATTATTACTTACTTAAAAAGACAAGAACAGCAGTATCAGGCCAAATATCTTCAGAAACTTATACGATGGGGGCTTATCAACAATTCCCAACACTTAATCTATCAGCTGAAAATATAGCAGATGTTGTTGAAGTATATGATAGTGAAGGTAATAATTGGTATGAAGTAGATTATTTAGCACAAGATTTAATTTATGATGGTATTAAAAATACTAATACTAATGATCCAAATAATTTTGTCAATAGTAATGATGCACCTTATGTATTACAAACAGTATCAACAAACAGAAGATTTGTAACAAGATTTACAACTCAAACAAATTTACAAATACAATTTGGTGCTGGTCAACCTTTAAATGTTGATGAAGAAGTAATACCTAATCCTGATAATGTAGGTTTAGGTTTACCATTCGAAGAAGATAAATTAACAACAGCATATTCACCAACCAATTTTGTATTTACAAATACTTATGGTATTGCACCCTCTAATACAACAATAACAGTAAGATATTTAACTGGTGGTGGTACAAATTCTAATATTCAAGCTAATGCTTTAACAAGAGTTAGTTCAGGTCAAGTAGTATTTGCAACATCAACACAAGCAAGTGCAGTAGAAGCACAATATGTATTTAATTCATTAGTAGTAAATAACCCTTCGGCTGCTAGTGGGGGACAAGATGGAGATACTGTAGAAGAAATTAGACAAAACGCATTAGGTCAATCTAATACACAATTAAGGAATGTAACAGCAGACGATTATTTAATTAGATCATTAAGTATGCCTGCGAGGTTTGGAGTTATATCAAAAGCATTAACACAAAAACCAAATATAAACAACCCAGATGCTACTTTGTGTATTTATGTCTTAACAAAGAATAGTAATGGAAATTTAACGGCAGCATCTGATACTTTAAAAACAAATTTACAAACATATCTTAATCAATATAGAATGATAGGAGATGTTTTAGATATTAAAGATGCTTATGTTATTAATATAGCAGTTAATTTTCAAATTGTAACATTACCTAATTATAATAATAGTGATGTAATAGCAAAATGTACAACAGAATTACAAAATTATTTTAATATAGAAAAATGGCAAATTAACCAACCAATAATATTAAAAGACTTAACAGTACTTTTGGATAAAGTTGCGGGTGTACAAACAGTACAAAATATAAGTATAACAAATAAAGCTGGCACAAGTTCGGGATATTCACAATATGCTTATGATATTTTAGGAGCTACTCAAGGTGGTATTATTTACCCATCTTTAGATCCTTCAATATTTGAAATAGCTTATCCTGGTGTTGATATACAAGGAAAAGTTGTTTCTTTAGGAGCAGGTAGTTATGCTGTGGGAGGCGGATTATCAGGAGTTGGTAGCTATTAAATAAAAAATTATGGCAGTATATAAATTATTCCCTTTACAAGATGCATCAATATATTCATTCTATCCTTTTATGAATACAGGGATTGATGCAATTATTGAAGCAGGAAATCTTAATGTTAATATCAACCCCGTACCTCAAGTATTTAGGTATTTAGTAGAATTTGACCAAACTGAGATAAATAGTGTTATTGATAATAAAGTTGGAGGTGCTCAATTTTCAAGTAGTTTAAGAACTTATATCGCTAACGCACAAGGTGTTGATTTTAATACAAGTTTAGAAATATACCCAGTATCAGGATCTTGGAACAATGGAACAGGTACTTACTTAGACCAACCCCAAACAACGAATGGAGTTAGCTGGAGAGCACAAACATATTCAGGTTCTGGTGGGGTTAATTGGGAAATAGACCCAAATCAATTCGATACATATGTAACAGCTTCTTGGTCAGGGAGTGATAATAAAGGAGGTGCATGTTGGTATACAGGATCATCTGATACAAGTGCTCAAATTGAAGCAACACAATCATTTTCTTTACGATCAGTTAAAGATTTAAATGTTAATGTAACAGATATAGTAAAAACATGGTATTCAAGCTCCAAAAGTATTGCAGGAACTTATACTAATATTGTTAATGATGGTTTTATAGTTAAATGGGAAGATGCTTTAGAATTTAGAACACAAAGTGCAGTTCAACCTATTGTACAATATTATTCTGTAGATACTAATACTATTTATCCTCCACAATTAGAAATAAAATGGGATGATCAATCATTTGAGACAGGAAGTTTACCTGCAATAGCAACAGCAGATTTTTATGCAGCGTTAGATAGCAACCCAGGTGTTTTTTATAGTGAAAGTATAAATAGATTTAGAGTCAATGTTAGACCAGATTTCCCAGTTAGGACATTTCAAACATCTTCAGTCGATACAGTTAATCATTATTTAAATAGTGATTCTTTATACGCAGTAAAAGATTTAGATACTAACGAATATGTAATTAATTTTGATCCTCAATTTACAAAAATTAGTTGTGATTCAACCAGTAATTACTTTGATATTTACATGAATGGGTTACAACCCGAAAGATATTATACCATTTTAATACAAACAACTATTAGTGGTAGTACAATAGTTAAAGATGATAATTATAACTTTAAAGTAGTTAACGGATAATGGCAGAAGAAATATTAAGAAGTGAAAAAAATGTTTATGGTAAAGCCGATTATGAAAAGACAATAGATACAAGCTTTTCAGAATTAGGAACAACAACAGTATCTGAAGATATTACAGCTACTCCTAACACAAATGAATTTTTCATTCAATATAACACTTTATTTTATGATATACCTGCTTTAGGTAATACTAATTCTCATGAGTATCTTGCAAAGACAAGTGGAGAATATATAAATTTTCAACAAAACCAAGAAGAAATAGATGCTTTACAAGCAGAAATTGCTCAATTAAGAACAGATTTATTAAATGCTCAAATGGATGTAGTAAAAATGGAATTATCTAGCTCAAATAGTCCTGAAGCAAATGATTCTTTAAATAGAATTCAACGAGAACTAGAAGCAGTTAGTCAAAATACTACACAAACAGCAGAAAATTTATCTCAACAACAAAATACATCATTTAATCCTGGGGTAGGTGCTTCCGGAGGGTCAACTGCTGGAGGAGGTAGTAGTGTATCTAGTGGTGGAGGTGGTGGATATTAAAAAATAAAATATATGGAAGAAGAATTAGATATTATTGTTAATCCCATTGATCCTGTTAGTTTTGAATTACAAAACTATAGTCCTGCTGACGAAAAATTAATAGCATCATCTAACCTAGATACGTCATTCTCAGATGATACGGATTATATAGAATTTTACATATATGATCAAAATGGTAATTTTATATATCCAAGAGATACTATCCAATTACGTGATTATACAGTTAGAGATGGTGATGTACTATTAAATCCTTCTGATAACCTATCAAATTTAGGATTTGATATTGGAACATTTAATATAGTTTATAATTTTTATAGAAAAAGATTATCATCCGATAGTTTTAACCAATATTTTATATCAGAAATTTCATCTGATAGAAAAGAAATTCGTTTAGATAGTAATATAATTGAAAATGGAGAAATAATTGCATCTACTGAAGATTTCATACAATATAGAGATGATGCTCCTTATTTTGTAGATTTTTATTTAAATTTTGGTGAAAATAATACAATTATAGCTAATAATATAAGATTAGAACAGGATGAAACTGATGATCCTACTATTTTAATTAAATTATATGAACCACTTCCAGGTGATATTGATGTAAAAGCAGAATTATGGGTTGGAGAAGTTATATCAACCCCACAAGCTTACCAAGTAACATTCCCAGTTGATGAACAAGTTGAAGATGATTTTACTTATTTACAAGGACCTAATTATAGTTTAGAGGTAAGACAAGAAACTGCAACATCTGGTCAAGCCTTTTCATTTGATGCTTTATTAAGTAGTAACGTAACAAGTTCAATAAATCAAATTAAAAGTTTATTAAATGAAAAAGATATAAATATTAACATTAATTATGAAAATTATGGAAATTTTGTTAATATGTCTTCTGCAAAATCTCGATTAGAAAATTTTTCATATAAAGTTGGTTTAATACAATCTTGTAGTAATCAAATTTCAAGTTTTCTTGAAACAGTTGACCAAACTAGTAATACAGTTGATACCAAATTTTATAGTTCAAGTCAAGCTGTTCTAACAAGTCAAATAAATGAAATAATTGAAAATTTTGATGGATATGAATATTTTTTATACTTTAATAGTGGTTCTTTATATTCTTGGCCTAAAGAAACAACAACCCCACCTTATGTTTTAGCAAACTCGGGTAGTGCTAAAGCAAAAACATGGTTAGGTAGTACTGACCCATCTAGTGCATATTTTGGAGGACAATTAACATCAGCATCAAATTATGATGATAATAACCCAGATTATTTATTATATGCAATACCTGAATATTTAAGAGAGGACGTTCAAAACGCGGGTTATGAATTATTTGTTGACATGGTTGGCCAATATTATGATAATGTTTGGCTTTATACAAAAGATATAGCAAATAAGTTTAATGCTGACAATAGATTAGATTATGGTATTTCTAAAGATTTGGTAGCAGACGCAATTAAAGATTTTGGTTTAAAACTTTATGCAAACAATTTCAACACAGACGATTTATTTACAGCTTTCTTAGGATTAACACCTTCAGGAAGCACATTCCCAGTTACAAATATTACTGGAAGTATATCAGGTTCTTTAGGAGTTACTGGGTATGAGTACATAACTGCTGAAGTATCAGCTTCAAATGACATAGTATCATTAAACGATACTCAGAAGCAAGTATATAAACGTATCTACCATAATATACCATATTTACTTAAAACAAAAGGTACAATAGCTACTATAAGAGCATTAATAACTTCCTATGGTATTCCTGATACAATATTAAGGGTTAGTGAATTTGGTAGTAAAGATAGAAATGAATCACAAGATTATGATTTAAAACAAGATGTATTTAATTACATGATGGATACAAGACCAGATGCAAATTCTTGTTTAACTTCATCTTTTAATCTTAGTACGAATTTTGGTGGTGGAACAGTAGGAGTAAATGGTAATATTCATTCTCTTCAATTAAGATTTAAACCTGCTTCTATACCAACTGCGTCAGCTAATGTTGCATCTTCGGATATAAGATATTCTCAATCCCTTTGGGTAAGTAAAAAAGGAAGTGATATTACAGGTTCTTTACTAGTACTAGAATATACTGGTTCAGGATTCACAAGTGGTTCTTATTCGGGGTCAGTTCCCAATGCTTATGATAATTATGGAACATTAAAGTGGGTTCCTTCCGCACAAGAAAATCCTGCATTATCCGCTAGTATATATCTTCCATTTTTTAATGGAGATTGGTGGTCTGCACAAATAAATTTTACAGATGAAACTGGTACAGGTGCTTTAGTAACAAGTTCTTTATTTGCAGCAAATCAAATAAATGGTAAAGTAGGTTGGACAGGATCAGATACTGTACTTGGTCATGATACGCGAGATTGGAATAGATCAATCAATGCATTTTTAAATACTTCCTCGAATTTAATTCACTCAGGAAAGACTTATCAACCATTTTCTGGTTCTTATCAAGAATATAGATTTTGGAACCAACAAATATCGGAAAGTAATTTCCATGACTATACTGTTAATCCATTTTCAAATGAAGGAAATGGAGTTAATAGCACACCTAATCAATTAGCTTTTAGAGCAGATTTAGGTACTCAAATAGATACAGGTAGTAATACTTCAATTCACCCAAGAATAACTGGTTCAGCTGTTCAGATAACAGCATCTTTTAAAGATGGAAATAGTGATTTTAAAATAGAGAACCCAACATTTAAAGTAAATGTAGAAGATATATTTCAAGATCAAGTACCAGCGGGTATAAAAAATAGAATAACAAATAAAATACAAATTGAAAAACATCTCATAGCTGAAGAACCATATGGTTTCCAAACACCAACATCTTCAATGGCTACAACTGCCAGCTCCGATAATACTACTTTATCAGGATTAAGATCTATAGAGACTATATCATTCCAAAGTCAAAGTTACACTCCTAGTGTTAATTATCTAGAAGTTGGTTTTTCACCTTCTAATCAAATTAATGACGATATTAATGCACAAATAGGTTATTTTAATTTAGGTGATTACATAGGTGATCCTAGAGAAGTATCTTCTTCTTCATATACTTACCCTACTTTAGATATCTTAAGAGATGCTTATTTTGAAAAATATATAAAGGGTTATGATGTAACAGACTTTATTAGATTAATAAAATTCTTTGATAATTCATTATTTAAAATGATCAAAGATTATATACCAGCTAGAACAAGTTTAGCTTCAGGTGTTGTTATTAAACAACATTTACTAGAAAGAAATAGACAAAGACCAGCTCAAGTAACATCATCATTTCAACAATATTCGGGTTCAGTTAAACCCTTTCCAAAAGATTATAACACAGGTTCATCAGATCAACCTCAATATGCAACATCAGGTTCTGCAATTTATAAATTTACGGGTGGTCCAGGAGGTTCATTTAATAGATACAATGGTTTACAATCTTATTACTATACATTTAGTAATCTTAGTGGTTCAATTAATGTTTTAAATTTTAATGATTCAGCTACAAATAATATGGTTGGTGTTGATACTGATGACAATGATGCATTCCCAGCTAATTTAGTAACTAATTGTTGTGGAACTTTCCCAATCGAAGTAGGTTCATTTACTGGAGCCGAAGGTTATCCTCTTACTTCAAATTTTAGTATTAATGTCATGCAATCCTCAATGCCTGGATATCAATCTGGTAGTGTTGGTCAATTTCCTAATTATCAAGTCGGAGATTTTATTAGTATTGCTGCAACAGATATTGGTGGTGATAGTGGTTTCTTTACCTCTTTTATTACCCAAAGAATGCTTATAACTACAATGAGTTCAACTCCTACTAATCAATTCTTTTTAACACAAAGTTGGAGTGAATCAGTAGACAACTCAGTATTAAATTCAACTTATTTTAATCAAAGTAGTTCACAATGGATCAGTGGTTCATTTAAAGGAGGTAAACACTACCCATATAGTAATTATTTACATTCAGACCAGTCAGAATTTTATAATGGTATATTTAGTGGATCAAATTTAATTGTAACAACACAATCACTTAATTCAATGTGCGATGCTTATTTAAATATAAGTGATACACCTGTACAATATTATCCAATATTCTTTTCATTTACAGATACTTTACAATCAACAATAACAAGAGATACATTTTTTGATGTTACTAATGTTCCACCCGCTGGATATGCTTGGATAGCTTCTGAACAAACAGATGATCCTATATCAGGTATACAACAAGTTGTTGCAATTAAATTTAGTGATTTTGACGTAAATGGAAATGAAGTAGTAAATTACTTAGATGATTTTGCAGATTTAAGAATATTATTTTCAGATTCAAATCTACCTTATTCATCCTCAGCCGCAAAATATATAATAACTGGTAGAACTATTTATGCTGATCATGCAATTTGTAATGTTTCATTAGATGAAGGAAATAATATATATGAAACAGTAGCAGGTGTAACTTATTATCCTATTACAAGTTCACAAGATGGTGGTTCAATGAATTGGAGTTTTCAAGGGGCAACAAAAGCTAAAACAGGCGCAGGTATTTCTCAGTCATCGGATTTAATTCAACTAAATACGTTTACAAATTATACAACAACTGGACAACAACAAGTAGTTTTTGTATTTAATGGAGATGAAGATGGAACTGCAGGTGCATTTGTTGATCCATTAGGTTTTAGTAATACAGGAAGTAAATCTATTAAAACAGACGTTATTTTATCTAGTGGGTCAGAATATTTTAATAATGCTGCTTTTGTTCCTTCTTATACACCTAATATACCTTTGCTCTTCTCAGCAAGTTTAATTTATAGTTCTTCATATTGTCCTTCATGTTCAACAAATATAACAGCCTTAGGAATTTACCACTCAGGTTCAAGTTATGAAGGTGGTGGTTTAACAGATCAAAATTTTGAAATAGGTACAGGTGGTGTTAATGCAGCATCAGGGTTTTATATAAATGATAATTCTGGAGCTGGATTTAGTTCAGCAGCATTAGCTGCAGCAGCTTCAACACCTATTGAGGCTAATCATGATACAATAATTTACTTTGATAATGGAGGTAATAGTGCGGCACAAATAACAAATGGAGACTCAATTTATTCAAATACAAGTTTATCAACCGAAGCTTCCTTAACAACAACTAAATATTATAAAGCATCTAATGGAGATGAAACTGAGTGGATAACTTTTCAAGCTATTATAAATTTATTCACAGGTACTACTGTTACCAATGTAGCTTGGGCGTCTCCTAATGGTTCAGGTACAAAAGTTGCAGCAGCAGGATTTACACAAACCTTAGCAGGTGGAGCTACAAAATTCCAACCATCACCAAGAACTATTGATTTAGTAAGTACAGAAGTTTTCTATACCCCTTATGATCCACAAATACCAGGAGGAGCAGGTGTAGCTTCAGGTTCATTAGGTGGTCATCCAAAATTAAGAGCAGGAGGTACAGCTTCACTTGATTTTAGATTCCCAACTTTAACTTTAGATGGTACTCCTCCAACATTACTTCCACCTGTTGTAGAAATGAGACCTTTATCTGGTAGTACTACTAATTCTAATAATACTGGTTATAGTGCTAGTTTCTCATCTTTTGGGGGTGCTTTTGGATATACTGGTTCTTCATTAACTTCTAACTCCGATAATGGTGGTTATTTAATTAATTGGGGTCAAGCAGCTACAACTGTTGCAATTGACACAGCTCAAACAGTAACAGATATAATCCAATTTCATGTAGTTTCATCTTATGAAGTAAGATCAGAAAATTCTAATGAAAACTTTACAGCATCTATTTGGAGACAAACACTTGATGCGGGAGATGGTTCAGTAAAAGCTTTAGGTCAATTACCTGGAACAGAAATAAATGCCTCAAGTGGTATAGCATCATTATCAAGCTTTAGTTTAGTATCATTTACAAGCTCAGTTTCACCTGATACTGATACACGAGATTTCTTATTCTTAAGAATTGAAGCCCCTAATAACTTTAAATATTATATAAATCAATTCCAGCATAGTGTTACTATGGATTATTATGGATCAGATTCAATTAATTATCAAAATTATAATTTCTTCACACCTTTCTCTACAGCAGCGGGGTATCAAGGAAGTTCTACTGTTCTTCAACAATATACTTCTTCAACAGTTTCTTCTGGAGATAGATACAATCAAGCACAAGTAGATATATATTTAAAAGTAACAGGATCCTATGGAGAAAGAATTATTACATCTTCTATATATGATTCAACTACAAGACCTAACGAAGGTTTTTCTGGATCAATTTATCCTGGTGTAGAAATGTCATTTGCTGGCTCACCTCTATTAGGAATAAATAATACAGCAATAACCACATCTAATACACAATCAACTATTAACCACCCAGATGATATGTACTTTATTGAATATTCAATGAGTAATTTTGTTGGGGGTGTTATTAATGGTGTTGCCCAAACTTCTCAAGAAATAGAATTTGTAACAAGTAATAATGATGCTTCATTAGTAATTACACAAAGTGCTAACATAAATTCTGGTACAGAATATAATGTTACAGGATCTGTTAGAATACTTAAATCTAATAGATCTGACATTGTAGATAATGGTGATTTTGATGCAGGTATTTACACTACCCCAGGAGAAGTAATTGTTAATATGCCTTTTGTGATACCAACTAGTTCTGCGGCAACTAGAGTAACGGTATCTGGTTCATATGCTGGTGGTTTCCTACCAAATGATTGCTTTAGATTTGCAGTTGGTAGAGCAGCAGCTAATGTTGGATCAGGTTTTGTAGTAACAAATATAACTTGTAGTTTTAGTCCAAGTCAATCAATTTGGGCACCGTTAGCAACACCATCTGCATTAAATAATTATGATGTTCCAGCTGTAACAGACTTTATAGTACCAACTTTTTATGGAGCAGGAGTATTACCATTTAATTTAGCAGATGATTGCCAACCATTGATTAATAATTATAACTTACAAAGACAAAATTCATACTTAATGGATGTTGATTATAACAACGAATCAGGACCTATTATACCAGTAAATCAAGCACAAATTCTTGCTAATACTGCTATTAAAGCTGCAATCCCTGATTCTAATTATACTATGAAATCTTGTATTATACCAAGATATTTAGGTTCAAAATCAACAAGTAAATATTTAAATCAATGGAGTGTAGGAGATATTGGTACATTTGGAAAAAATCCTACAATAGAATTAAGAGATGCTTTCTTTGGATATTTTAATGATTTAGATGATCCATATCCAAATATAAATGGAGTAACAAGAGTTAATTTAAATTATTTAATTGATGAACAAGGTAATGCATTACCACCGTCTTTAGATAGATTAAGTATTGATACGTTTGAATCAGTATTCCCATCAACAACTACAGCAAAATTAGCAGTAAAAAGTGGTAAACAAGCTTATCAACCATTAGGAAACCCAGCAGTAATTTCAAGATTAATGAAATTTGTTACACCAATTATGTATTCTCAAAATTCATCAAATAATTACACTAATTTAATACCATTATCAGGTTCAGGTTATATTTCAAGATATGATAATTCTGATGAACAAAGTCAAGTATTTGGACAATTTATGGCAGCTGGTGAAGCAAGTATTGATTCAACAGGAGTATTACAAGAAGTTGATTATTGGTTAAATCCAACTACTGTTTCATATGGTAGTGGTTCTACTGTTTCAACTTATTCTGGAAGTAATGGTACACCTACTGGAAGTGTATTTTACGCAACTACTCCTTGGGGGACATTAGGTAGTGATTTAGCTAACCAACAAATAATCAATTTAGAAACATCAGTTGTTACCTCTTATGTTAGTGAAACAAGAGGAACAAGAGATGAATTAAGATTTAATTTATACTGTTATACAGGTAGTGGAGATGATACTCAAATAGGATTTAACTTAATAAGTATTGATGCAAAAGTTTATACTGATACTGGTACTGTTACTTTAATTAAAAATGTAGATGAGTATGGTTGGTTTGATTGGGAAGATGCATCACGTGGAAATGATAATATTGTTCCAAATGCAAACCCAACTTCTGTTTCACAATGGTTATATAGTAGAGTACGAAATAATAAATCTGATACCATAGACGGAATCCAATGGTCAATAGATTGGGAAATGAGAAGAACATTATTTGATTTAGGTATAACAAGAACAGCAGAATTAAGAAGTTCTCAAAATATAACAGGAATAGAATGGATTATTAAAGCTAACACTGGTAATTATACAATTAAAGTTGGAGATAAAATTAGGTGGAGATTAGCAGGTAGATTTAAAAATGCATCAAGTGGTTTTCAACAAGGATATTTCTTCCCATCCACTTATGATGGAGCTCAAACATCTGTAAAAATACAAGGCCAAGGTGCATATGATTGGATGTTAGAAAATGCTAATAAAGCAGAAGCACCATATTGGGTATATACTGGATCAGCTGGAGGATATTCTAGTGTTATTTCACAAAGTGTTTTAGTAATGTCTTCTTCTAACATGAATGAAGCTTATGGGAATGGATTCCAACAAGGTATAGTAGAATATTTCCCAGGACCATCTGAATATTTTCCAGGTGGTGTAGAACCTGAAGGAACTAATTTTGAACAAATTTACTTGCCTCTTGAATTACAAGAAGGAGATGAAATTAGATTTGGAAATAATGAAAGCTTTACTTATAAGATATTAGAAGTTTTTGCTCCACAAGAAAATATTGAAAAAAGTTCAACATACACAAGTGGTAAAGCAAGACTAAAAATTAGAGTAGATGGTCAAATACCAACTAGTGTAAATAAAGATTTCTTCTTAGTAAGAAGACCAGTTGTTAACCCTAATTCACTATATTTAGAGACTCCGTTCCCTTATGGTGCATTAGCAAGTGCTAGCATTTCTAAAAGAATTGTAAGTGGATCAGATCAATTTGCACTGACAGGCTCAGCTTCAGATTTTACAGGTTCTGGAGATACTTATACTGGTTCATTTAGTAGTATTGAGTTAGCAACAACCCCAGGTATTTTATACCCGGACTATCCAACAGAATACTTAATTAATAGTGCTTCTACGATAGTAAATAATTTAATTTCTAAAGGAATAATAGAATCTTAAAAAGATGATATATTTATAACATATAACAATATTTATATAAAAACAATACAATGGGATACTTAAATAATGCTGTAATAACAGTTGATGCTATTTTAACTACTAAAGGAAGAGAGTTATTAGCACGAAATGATGGTTCTTTTGTTATCACACAATTTGCATTATCAGATGATGAAATAGATTATACACTGTATAATCCCAATCACCCATCAGGTTCTGCTTATTATGGTGAAGCGATAGATAACATGCCACTTTTAGAAGCCTTTCCAAGTGAGCTTCAAATAATGAAATATAAACTAACAACATTACCTAGAGGTACAGCTAAATTACCTGTACTTGATTTAGGTTATGCTGCTATAACAATGAAACAAGGTGCTCAGTTAGCAATTACACCTCAAACCTTAAATTACTTAGGTAATGAACAAACTTTTGAAACAAGTGGATATAGTGCAACTATAGGTGATGTAAGATTAACAAGTACATTTGCGGGGTCTGGTATTCAATCCGATGCTGCAATTACTGCTAACCAAAATGCCACAGAAACTATTGGTACTAGTGTTTCTAAAACTGTTATCGGTACACAAATAAATTTAACAGCAACAACTGTTAATACATTATTTGGTTCAAATTCTCAATTAAGAACAACTTTAACTGTAGTTGGTTTAGATAGTGGTGCAAGATTAACAATTCCAGTAACAATAACTAAACAATCACTAACAACATAATAAGATATGGCTTTTAAAAGACTAGACCCAGAAGATTTTGTAGTAAGTGCTGACTCAGTAACTTCTACAGTATGGAGTAATAATACACCTTCACTTAATGTTTATAATCAAGGTAATGCGAATTTTACTTCTTCAGTACAAAGAGAAGGTTCATCTGGCCCTTATTATTTAAGTGTTTACCAAACAGCTTCTACAGATGATACAGCAGCTGTTCAATTCCAAATTGCTTATGCAAATAAAAATGGTGGTGGAGGAGTTAACTTTGACTCCGCAGTAGCTAATGTTTCTGCTACAACAACAATTTACGGACAATATAGAACTTTAGTTTTAGAAGATGAAAATTCATCTTTTGTATGGGGTACTTCATTTACTGGAAGTGCCGATAATGATTTTTATGTTATTAGTATCGAAAGAGCAAGATATAAAGAATCATTATTACCTGGTTCATTAAATTTAGTTTTATCAAGTAGTAATACAGTTGCTACATATAATAAAATAGAATTAACGGATAATTCAAATATGGTAACTCTACCAACTTATTATGGTACAATGAGAGCTTACCAATTAATTTCAGGTTCAGATGGTACTTCATATGATGGAGGAACAGGTTACACTGCAGCCTCTGGTTCTTATGGTTTAGTTCTACCAGATATCTCAACAATATTATTAAATGCGGCTGCATTAAATGATAATACAGCAACTGGTGGAGGTATAAATTTAGTAACAAATTCAGGATCAGATACATTTGGTAATAACCCAACAAAACTATTTAATCATATATCAGGTTCAGTTGGAGATGCAAGTGGTAATATTTTTATGTTAAATTCACAAGAAACTATATCATCAGACTATGTGTTTGTTAGATCAAGAAATAGTGAATTTAACTATACAGAAAATCCATCATTTATATCAGGTTCATCTGGTGAAGTAATTTATACTTATTTTATTAATAACCCACAAACTTATCCAACAACAGTAGGTTTATATAATGATAGTAATGATTTATTAGCTGTAGCAAAATTATCAAAACCAATACAAAAAGATTTTACAAAAGAAGCTCTAATTAGAGTGAAACTAGATTTCTAAAATGAATGAGCGCTTACAAACAATTCAATGCACAGGACTTAATAGTATCTCCGTTTGAGGTAAATAAAAACTTTGATTTTTATGGGCTAACGTTTAGTAGCATGCCTCAAAACGTAAATTTAACAGGTTCTAATGTTGGTATTGATAGATTTTTTGGTTATAAAGGAGATTATCTTATCTCTTCAAGTATAACAACAGGTAATATAAATTCAATATCAGTACCTTTAGTTTACGATTCTGTACAACAACTATACTATTCAAATTATATATCAGGTAGTAGTGGCTTTACTGGTGATGCTTATACAAGTAGTATTATACTAGGAGCAGATGAAGCCGGTAATCGTATAATTGGTGGTGTTCAACAAACGAATTATGATAATTATGACCAAACAACTCTTTGGCCTAATAGACAATTCCCAACAGGAAGCTCTACAGTAAACCCACAAGTTGTAGTAATATCAATTCCTTCAAAACTTTTTGGAGATTATATCCAACCAGAATCCTTTATATTTAGGTCAGGATCTAATATTTACAAAGATGACGGAGAAGGAAGACTAATGTTTAAAGATGCTAGTTCAACTTACAGTTATACAGATAGCTATGGTAATGGAGTAGGTAATATTATATACGATCATGGTATTGCTATTTTAGCAGGAGTTGGCGAAAGTTGGGCAACTTCAGTTATTGATATTACTTGTTCATTTTCAAGTTCCTATAAAATTTTCGAAACACAATATAAAGCTACAGTTTTTGAAGATGAATTTAATTATTCATTAAACCCAAGCATTGTAACAGGAAGTGCCATCCCTACAGTATTTTCGGGAAGTGATGTAGATTATCAAAATACTGCTTCAATAGGTCAACCTTTGGATTTTGCGACAGGTTCTTATTTTACTCCTTATATTACAACAGTTGGTTTATATAATGAAAACTATCAATTATTAGCTGTAGGTAAATTATCTGAACCTTTACAATCATCTTTAGTGACTGATACAACAATATTAGTAAATATAGATAGATAAAATTGCTTGTCTGTTTAAAATTTTTTAGTTATATTTATCATTAAACAATTACTCTATGAGTTGGACCTATAAAACAAATAAAATAGGCGACGTTACTCAATTTCCTGAAAACACTTTTGGCTTTGTATATTTAATTACACATAAACCAACCAATAAGTCTTACATTGGTAAAAAAGTATTATATTATACTAGAAAACAAAAAATAGGCAAAAGAGAACTTCAAAGATTAGAAAAAGCAGTAGGTCGTCGTCCCTCATATAAATTAGTAGTTAAAGAATCAGATTGGTTAAATTATTATGGTTCTCAAAAAGAAATTAAAAATCTATTATTAGAAGGAAAAAAAGATGAGTTTGAACGTACTATTTTAAAATTATCTCCTAATAAAAAGTTATTGACATATTATGAAGTAAAATTCCAAATGATCTACCAAGTATTAGAAAAACCAGATGAGTTTTTTAATGATAATATTTTAGGTAAATTTTTTTCAAAAGATTTTATTGATATAAAATTTGAAGATTTTTTGGATTTCGAAGAATAATATTGTATATTGTAATTTATGGTTAATCATTTATTGGTCTCCTTAGTAAATTCCGTATTAGGTTCAGGCAAAGCTACTGCTCGAAATAATTATGCTTACCATTGTCCTTTTTGTCACCACCATAAACCGAAATTAGAAGTTAATTTAACAGAAAACCGTGAAGGTAAAAATCCTTGGCATTGTTGGGCATGTGATGTAAGAGGCACAACTATATATTCTCTATTTAAACAACTTAAATCATCTCCAGAAAAATTTACGGAATTAAAATCTTTAGTAAAGACTTCTAAATCTATTAAAGATACTAAAGTAGTATCAAGTATATCATTACCCTCCGAGTTTATTCGTCTAGATACCGTTGATTCAAGCGATATAATGGCAAGACACGCTACTGCGTACCTAAAAAGGAGAAACGTTGGTAAATACGATATACTTAAGTATGACATAGGTTATTGTAAAGAAGGATTATATAAAAATATGATCATAATACCAACTTATAATAAAGATGGACAATTAAATTATTTTACTGCTCGTAGTTTTGAAAAAGAACCATATGTAAAATATAGAAATCCATCAGTAAGTAGAGATATTATTCCTAATGAACATCTAATTAACTGGAATGTACCTGTAGTTTTATGTGAAGGTTTATTTGATGCCATAGCTATAAAAAGAAACGCAATTCCTTTATTAGGGAAAAATATACAAAGTAGTTTAATGAAAAAATTAGTTACTTCTGTAGTAAATAAAATTTATATTGCATTAGATAGGGATGCAATTAAACAAGCTTTAAAATTCTGCGAAAAGTTAATGGCAGAAGGTAAAGAAGTCTATCTTGTAGATTTACAGGATAAGGATCCGAGTGAAATGGGTTTTAAAAATTTCACAAAACTGATACAAAAAACAGTACCATTGACCTATTATGACTTAATGGAACAAAAACTATCTATATGATTAAAAAAACATATAATAGGATAATTGAATTATCTGATGACCACAAACAAATTACTTTACCTGATTCTAGATATTATAGAAGAAATGGTGAATATTACCCTTCAGTAACTTATGTCTTAAACTCTTACCCTAAAGGTAAACATTTTCAAGACTGGCTTAAAAAAGTTGGCTATAGTGCTGATTGGATTGTCAAAAAAGCATCTGAAGAAGGAACCGCTACTCATTTACTTATTGAAAAATATTTTAAAGGAAAAGAAATTAATTATCTTAATGAACATGGTTACCCTAAGATGGATCCTTTAGTATGGCAAATGTTTTTACGTTTTGTTGACTTTTGGGAAACATATAAACCAACTTTAATTGAAACCGAAGTACATTTATTCTCTGATGAATTAAAAGTTGCAGGTACTTGTGATTTAGTATGTGAAATTGATGGGAAATTATGGGTCATTGATTTTAAAACTTCTAATCATTTACAAACAACTTATGATTTACAAGGTGCTGTTTATACTCAAATGTATAAAGAATGTTTTGGTAAAGAAGCAGATAATGTAGGAGTATTATGGTTAAAGTCAAAATCTAGAGGAGTAGACAAATCAGGTAAAAAAATTAAAGGTAAAAAATGGGAAATGCATGAATCACCAAGAACACAAGAAGAAAACCTTGAAATATTTAAATCTGTAAAACGTTTATTTGATCTTGAAAATCCTAAACATAAACCAGCGACAACTTCCTTTAAAACTACCGTGAAGAGAACCGTGTAAAAATTTGGTTACCTGAGATATTTTTCGTATATTTACACCGCAAAATTAAGGTTATGAAAAAGATAATATATTTGCATGGTTTAGAAAGCGACCCAGGAGGACCAAAAGTGTCTTTCTTAGCAGGAAGAGGTACAGTTTATGCACCTGCTATGGATTATAGAACATTAAATTTAAATGAATTTATTCTTACTTTAGGTACGCCTGATTTAATTATTGGCTCTAGTATGGGTGGTTATGCTGCTGATATTATTGGTTCACATTTAGGGGTTGATGTTTTATTATTTAACCCCGCTTTACATAATAGACCTATAGATCTAGATTTAGAACTTGGTAATAACAAATATAAAAGAACTATTATTTTAGGTGTTGAAGATATAGTAATTAATGCTGAATTAACTAAAGAATTAGAAAAAAACCATGCTGTTATTGAAGAAATAGAAGGTATGGGCCACAGAACACCACTTGATGTGTTTATTAATATGTATAATAAACATGTTTAATTATGATCAAATTAATAGATCTACTTAATGAAATAGAAATACCTAAAAATAATTGGAAACCTATTTCTAAAGATGAATTAAAAGATATTGAAAAAGAAATTTTAGATTTAATTCAAAATGCTTACGGCCCTATAGGTGGTCATCCTAATTACAAATCAGTAAGTGATTTAGCTGGCTCTGATTATGAAGTAATAGATTTAGATGATGATCCTAATTTAGATGCAGTTACAGTAACCAAACAAAGATCAGGTGGTACTAAACATGTAGGTTTAGGTCATGATGGCACCAGTGCAGGTAAAAGAGGAGCTATAGGTTATACTATAGACCAACTAAGTAAACCTAGTAATTATATAGAGGCATCTGGAGCTGTAGAAAATATTTTACGTAAAGCAGGTGTAGTACAAGTCACAGACGAAGAAACAATTCGTAAAGCACTTAAAGGTAAAGAAATAAAAATGTATGACGATGGTTCATATGATAGAGTTTTAGGAGGAAAAAAATATAGAAAAACAATGTTTGGAAAACCAACAGTATGATAAGTTTAGTACAATTATTAAAAGAAGCACAGGGCGAACCTAAAGCTATTATATTAGCAGGAGCACCGGGCGCTGGTAAAGGATATGTTCTTCGTGGACTAGATCTAGGAGGATTAAAAATATTAAATGTAGATAATATTTATATTGATTTACTTAAAAAAGCCAATGTATCTTTAGATTTAAAAAATGCAACTCCAGAAGAAAGAAGTGAAGCAGCTAAAGCAATGGCTGCAGCTAATAAAGAATTTAAAGGTGATCTACAGGATACAATTGAAGGTAAGCAATCATTTATATTAGATGGCACAGCAGCATCGTATCGTTCTACTCTTAAATTAAAAGATGAATTAGAAGAAGCAGGATATGAAGTATTTATGCTTTATGTTTATACAGATTTAGAACGTTCATTAAAACAAAACCAAGACAGATTTGAAAAATCAGGTGGTGAAGATAGAAGTTTAGCACCTGCTATAGTAATGCGTACATGGAATGATGTTACTCAAAATTATGATACCTATAAAGATGCATTTGGTAATAATTTTGTATCAGTTTCAAATCTTTTAAAGGATGAAAAATTAGATAATTTAGAAGACATAGTTGACAAATATTTAAAACCTTTTAAACCTCAAGGTACAAAACCAAAAGATGCTAAAGCACAAGCAAGATCTGATAAAAGAAAAGCAGAAGTTAATGCTAAAATCAAAGCATTACTAGCAGATGATGGTGTAAAAAATGTTATTGACAACTCAGTATCAGCAGAAGAAGCCCAAGCAAAACTAAAACAATTTTTAAGTTCATGAGTTTAGTTCAAGAATTAATAAAAGGGTTATTACCTGAAGACGAAAAGAAAAAGGTAGTAGCAGTATATGGAGGTGGTTTTAAACCACCAACCAAAGGCCACTTTGCTGTTGTTAAACAAGCCATTAAGGAAAACCCTAATGTAGATGAATTTGTTATTAATATAGGAGGTAAAGAAAGAGATGGTGTAACACCAGAAGAAGCTATTCAAATTTGGGATATCTATAAACAATACCTTCCAATATCAGCTAATATTAATATTCAATATAGTAGTACTCCTCCTATTAAAGCAACTTATGATTATGCTAAAAACCACCCAGATGAAGAAGTTTTATTTATTATAGGTGCTAGGGAAGGAAATGATGATGATTTTAAAGATATATCAGATAGAACTAAATCATTAGATAAATATCCTAATTTAAATTTACGTACTATAGTAACCCAAGGAGGTGTATCTGGTACAGCGGCTAGAAATGCATCTAAAATATCATTAGATAAATTTAAACCATTTGTTCCATCTGAATTATCAGATGAAGAAGTAGAACAAGTATATAACATAGTAGCAAATAAAGTTACTGAAGGTAAACAAAAGTTAAATGAACAAATTGACTCAGGTAAATATAATTTTACTCCTTATATTGGTTCTTTAACTAAATATATGATAGATAATGGTTTAAAACTAGATCCATACCCACAAATCCAAATGGTTCATGATGATATTGATAATGGTATGGATTTATTTGGTAAAACAGCTTATTTTTTACCTAGTGAAAATATTGTTGTTTTATTTACTTATGGTAGACATCCCAAAGATATTTTAAGATCTTATGCTCATGAATTAGTTCACGTACATCAAAATAATGAAGGTAGATTAGAAAATTATGGTACAACTAATGTTAATCAAGATGATCATTTAGAACAAATAGAAAGAGAAGCATACGAAACTGGAAATATTATGTTTAGAAGTTGGACTGATTCATTAAATAAAAATGAATTAAAAGAATTATTAACTGAAGGTAAGTATGATAGTTTAGTAACTAAATTAGCTAGGTTTACTTTAAATGCTTGGAAAGGTGATTTAAAAGATGGACAAGAAACAGGATTTTTTGAATTAGAAATAGGCCCTGGTTTAGAATTTGACTACCCACATTTAAAATTTTTATACCAAGCTAAAGCTAAATTTGGTGACGTTTTTAAACCCACAGGCTCAGCTACACCAAACCCATCTAGAGGACTACCAAAAGTACAATTACGATATTATTTAGCTACTGAAGATTTACCTAGAATGTGGGAACAAATTGCATTTGATTTAAGAAATACAATTAGACATGAAATAGAACATCTAATGCAATCGGGGCCTAATGTTAAAAAAGGTAAAGAAATGAAGGGTGATTATTTAAAAAGAAAAGAATTAATGACTGGTGAAAAACCATGGTGGGCAATTTGGAGAGATAAATATAAAGATGCTGAGTATTATAAATTAGAAAAAGAAGTAGATGCTAACTTACAAGGTTTATATTTAAAAGCTAAAAAAGTAAGAAAACCATTAGAATTTGTTATTGATAATTATTTAAACTATGATTTAAATTTACCATCAGAAGACATAAAAGGTATAAAAGCATTATGGAGAGAAAGAGCACCTAAAATAAATGTTCCTGTATTTGAATCTAAACCAATTTTTAATTGGGAAAAAAAAGTAACTATACCTGGTCCTGTACCACCTGCATTTTTAGAAGGTGATGTATTAACATATGAAGGTTATAAAGAACAAAGAGACTTTCCAGTTAAAGTTAAAAAAGTTGAATGGGGAGGATTTGAATATTCTCCCAACGAATACACTTATACACTACAACTTTTAAGAGATTTAAACTCCCAGAAAAAAAGAGGATTGATTTATACATTTCAATCGGAAGAGGACATAAAAGACAGATTAGCAGATAAACAACTTACTAGAGTTGAATTTGAAAGACAGCCTACAAATAGAAAAGATAGTTTTGATAAACCTATAACTTATAAAAGGATAGGTCATTTTCAAGAATCTAAAATTCCTAGTAATTGGGAGAAAAGAGTAACAATAGTTGGCCCAGAACCACCTGCATTTTTAGAAGGTGAGTTATTAACATATGAAGGTTATAAAAAGAGAAAGATTGATGGTAAATTAAAACCCCAAAGAGATTACCCAGTTGAAGTTATTGAAGTTAAATGGAATGAAGATAAAAAGGAATACGATTACACAGTAATGCTTTTAAGAGATTTAGGATATGGAGAAAAAAGAGGAATGAAAGTTCCTGGAAAATCAGAAAAAGAAATAAAAGATAAATTAGCAAAAAAACAACTTACTAGAGTTGAATTTGAAAGACAGCCTACAAATAGAAAAGATAATTGGGATAGACCCATAAAACTACCTAAAATGGGGTCTCCTTTTGGTTGGTATGGAGAATCTAAAATATTAGAAAAAGAACCATTAAACGAATTTTCACTTCCTAAATTTGATGTAGTAAAACCTATTATTGATAAATTCCTAGGAGGAGTAGAAAAAGCAGGTAAAAAATTATTAGAATTAGTTAAAAAAGAAGGCAAACAAACTTTAGTGTTAGTTAAAGAAATAGCAGAATGGGTAATTAAAGGAGAAAAACCAAATGAAGCTGAACAAAAGAAAATTAATAAACAAATAAGTGATTTAGGTTTTATAACTATACTAGGAATAACAGGAAACTTACCATTTGGTCCTTATGCTATTTTATACTTTATAATACAAGAATCAGGTATAGCAAAAGAATTTTTAAAATTAGATGAAGAAAAAAATAAAGACCCATTTGGTTTAATGGCTTATGCTAGAGAATTAGGTAATTTAAATGAGGAAGAAAGCGAATATAAAGTTTATCTTGACATGGATGGTGTAGTAGCTAATTTTGATAAACGTTTTGAAGATTTATCTGGAATGCAACCAAGAGATTTTGAAGAAAAATACGGTAAAAATAAATTTTGGGATTTTATAGATGAAGATAATAAAGTAAGCTTTTGGGTGGGAATACCAGTTATGCCAGGGGCAGCTGAACTAGTTAATGCTGTAAAAAAATATAATTACGAATTATTAACAGCACCATCAGTTAAAAAACAATCATACCTAGGTAAAATACTTTGGGTTAGAAACCATAGTGATATATTAGGAGGTAAACCCCGTATTAATTTTAAAAAGGCAAAAAATAAACATCAAGTAAAAGACAATTTATCTATAAAAGATATTTTAATTGATGATAGAGAAGATACTATTGAAAGATGGGAAACAGCTGGAGGTAAAGGTATACACTATAAAAATGCGGGTCAAGTAATAAATGATCTTAAAAAATTAGGTTTATGAATAAAGAAACAGTTTTAAAAAAACAATTTCAAAAACGTGATGTTGAACGTTTAAGAAATTTAATGAAAGGAAAATATGGGGAAAAAACACGTTCTAGTGTAGGTTTCTCTAAATCTCAAGATTTCTATAAAGAAGGAGATATATGGGAAGTTGATGGTCGTACTTGGACTATTAAAGATGGCATAAAACAAAACATTACTAAATTGGATAAAGCTAAAAAAGCTCATGTTATGCCTTTATTTTGTCCTAAATGTAACAAATTAATGAAACGTGTAGATAAACCCTACTATAATATTCATAAGTATTGTTTAGATTGTCATGCTAAAGCAGAGGATAAATTAAGAATAAAAGGTGAATATAAAGAACATTATGATTCAATTAATAATAAAGTTATTAGTAAAAGAATTAATGAATTTAAAGATTATGTTAAAGAAAAATTAGAAGAAAGCAATGACTCATTTGTTTCAGAATCAGGAGAAGTAGAAAAATGGGTAGGTAAAATAGATAAAGATAAAGTAGATTTATTTACTAAAGAGGTTATTCAACATTTGGAATCATTTAAAAAATAATTTTACATATTTATAATAAAATAATAACATGGAAGATAATTTTGATTTATACAATTGGAATAATAAAAGAAGATTAGCTGAAAATAAATTAGCTAGTATATCTGATATGATGTCTCTTAACGATAAAAGAGTAAATGCAGTAGCACAAGCCATAGAGGATGAATTTGGTATTGAAATTAGTTCTAGATTAAAAGGGGTTATTAGAACTGCCTTAGCTGATTATATTGAGGAAGACCTTGGTTTAGATGTAGATCAAAATATTAATAAAGATGATGAAGGTTCTTCTTTTAATGTTACACATGGAGGTGATGACCCTAAAATAGGTGCAGAGGAAGAATCAGATGCTAATGTAGTTGGTGAAAATGAATTAATAAATCACCCTAAATTAGCTTTAAATGTTTTAAAAAAAATTGGTAGACAAACTTTTATTGATGTTTACAAAGAATATGAAGGAGCAGGACAAAGTCGTAATAGAGAACTAAAAAAAGAACTTATGGGTCTTGTAACACCTGAGGTAGAAAAATTAAAGCTTTCGGATAATGATGAAGAAAAAGTTTATAAATATATTAGAGATGGATTAGCTGGACTTGAAGGAGCTATGATGAGAAAAAATATTGGATTATAAATAAAAACAATTATTAACAAAAACAAAAACAAAAATGAAAAATTATTTTATATTATTCTTTTCATTCCTATTATTAGTAGGATGTAACAACAAAGTAGAAAAAGTAGAAAAAGTAGAATCTGACCCTGTAACAGTTCAATTAAAGATAACAAATAATACAGAAGATATCTTAAGAGTAAATTGTACTTGGTGTGTAGACGCTAAAGATCAATGGGATACAATTCCTGTAGGTCAAACTTATACTGTCAAGTCTAATACTCATGATGCAGCAGGAACTGTATTTGCAGCATATCCAAAACCTCCAGTTAAGGATGTACCAGAAGGTGGATGGGTTCCAGCTGATGGAAACTTTATGATGACTTATGGATATTGGAGTAATACAGCACATATTACTTGTAACTGGGATTGCAATCATAGTTCACCAACTGAAAAATACCACTACACAGGTGGAAATTGGGTTTATGATATGGCTTGGGAAAATGAAGGCGACGTAATGAATGGTCACGTAACATTTACAGTTAAACCAGCAGGACCTTTTGATGTAACAACAGTACCAGAAAAAGAGTAATTTATGAATAAATTCATACAATGGCATAAAAATATTTTCTATAAAATATTAGAAAAATGGAACATATCCTCTTACCAGGCAGCTTGGCTGTCCTGGTTAAAGGGATTGTTAATAGGATTACTCTTATTAACATTGTGTGGATGTTCAACTTATCAATTACAAACAAGTTATACACCAACTGAAGTAATTTATTTAGACGAAGTTAAAGGCGACTCAGTCAATTTATTTACTAGTTTAGAATTTAACACTGTTAGATTAGATTTTAGACCTTTAAGACCTAGGTTTTTTTATGGTCATAGTTATGGATATTGGCATACAAGACCATTATGGTTAGATTTTGATTACTGGCATAATGATTTTTATTATAGTAATTTTTATTCTTATCACTATCCTTATTACTCTTATTATTACAGACCTTGGAATTATTGGGATTGGTATATGAGACCATGGAGACCTGCTAATAATTGGTATCAGGGCCCATTTAATAACCCAAGTTATAATGTAGTTTATAATGCTAGTAGAAGAGGTAGTTTAACTGCTGATGTTAATTCAAGTATATCTAATAGAGTTCAAATTAATAGAATTGTAAATATTAATAATAGACCAGCTAATAAACCAAGTAATATAATTACTAGATTAATTAATAATTTCAAACCTAGTAATAATAACTATAAACCTAATAATAATAACAATAATAATAATATTGTTATAAAACCTAATAATAATTATAAACCTAGTAATAATAACTATAAACCAAGTAATAATAGTTATTCAAAACCTAGTAGTAATTATTCAAGACCCTCTAATAATTATTCAAAACCTTCTTATAATTCTAGTCCAAGCTTTAACAATAGCTCAAGACCCAGCAATAATAGTTCAAGAGGAGGCAATTCTAGAGGAATTAATTAATATTTATAAATAAAAATATACTATAATGGACAACTTTGACTACAAAGCTTATTTAAAAAGCGGGAAAATTTACGGAAATGTAGATTCTCCTAAAGTAATTTCGGAATCAGAAGAAATTACTGAAAAGAAATATAAGCAAGGATACGACGATAGAGAAGACGAATCTCTAGGTGCTCGTAAAGGTGCTGAAAAAAAGAAAAAACAATCTTTTAAAGATCGTAGAGACGATTCTTATGGAAAATTTGGTAAAAGAGATGCCGAAGCTAAAGGAAAGAAAAAAGGACCTGGAAAAAACAAAGTCAACAAAGAAAATGTTGAAGAAGTTGAAAAAGGGTACTTTAAGAAAAAATTCGGCATTGGTAAAAAATCAAGAAAAGAAGAATTAGCTGAAACTATTTCTGAAGCTTATTCTAAAATTCAAGAAGGTGATTACCCATTTGATCAATGTTTATCTGATAATGAAGGTAAATATGGTGTTGAAGGTGCTAAAAAAGTATGTGGTGCAATTAGAGCAGCATATGGTGAAGGTTTAGTTAAAGAAGACGCTAGAACAGATGCTGAAGAAGAAGGATATGAAGATGGATTTAAAGATGCTAAAAAAGATATGAAAGATGCTCTTAGCAAGATGAAAGTATCTGAACTTAAATCAAAAATCAGAGAAGATATTATCGAAATTCTATCAGAACAAGACGAAGAAGTAGATGTTGATGTTGATGAAAAAGAAGAAGTTGACGTTGATGTAGATGTAGAAGATGATGTAACTGTTGATTCACAAGGAGATGATATTGAAATCGTTGATAAAGGTGTTAAAGCAACAGTTGACGTAGGTTTATCACCAGAAGAAGAAATTGTTCAAGATTCACTTAAAGCCGCTATGGATGCTGCAAGTGCTTTAGGAAATGATAAATTAGCAGATCAGATTGGAAATACAATTACATTCTTTACAAGAGAGTATGTAGTTGGTAATAGAACTGATTAATAATGCTTAATGAACGTAAACTTACGGAAAGAGAACTAGATAAGCGTATAGAAGCTATAAAAGGTTTGTTGTCCAATAAGCGCTCACTAGTTAAAAAGTACGGTAAGGATGCGGAAAAAGTTATGTATGGTATAGCAACTAAACAAGCAAAGAAAAAAGTTGAAAATATGAATCTAGATAATCTAAAAGAATTAATTAAAAAATCAATTCAAAAAGAAGCTGGTACTACTACTGTAGATACCGGTTTTTCTGGTAGAGCTGATTATGGAGAAGAAGATAGAGCTTTAGGCAGAGAAGATGAATTAGAAATGACAGGCTTAGAAGAAAATTATGCTGATTTATCCCCAGAAGAAAGAAAGAAAGTAGGTACTGAATATGATTATGAAGATATAGGTCAAGCTTACATAGAAAATATGGGTAGGCCTCATTCATTAACTAATGATGAATTAGAGTATTTAGGTAAAAGAATTGTAAAACAATTATATAAAGGTGATATTGCTAAAGCATATGATGAAATTGTTATGTATGATAAAAAATTAAACGAGTTATATAAGGGAGCGTCACCTGATGAAATTATTAAAATTATTAAGATGATGAATCCTGAAGCTCAGGAAAAATTTCTTAAAAAACTAGCTAAAATAGGTAAAGTAAATGAAAATTCTTCTCAAGATGATGCTGTTTATGAATTAAGAAACATAGTTGACCAGATAGAACAATTAAGTGATGATGCTAAAGAAACTATTAGAAATTATTTTCCTAATGAATTATCTAGATTAGAGGCATATGGTGTATTTGATATGATATACTCAAATAACAGATATGATGTTACTTTAGGTAAACTTGTAGACAGATTAGAAAGTGGTGATTACGATGATTTAGATGATGAAGATTATGTAAATGAAGAAGTAACTAAACCGGAAGAAAAAAAACTTAAAAAAATTTCAAAAGAATTAGACAAAGCATCAAAAATGCACAAATCACAATCTGATAGAATTTCTAAAATAGTTAAAGAAAAATTATCAATTGAAGAAGAAGTTGATATCCCAGCAGCCACAATGATGAAAGTTGCTAATGCAGTTACTAATGTAAAAACAGCTGCCCAAGTAATGATTCAATTTTATGAAGAATTAGCTGAAAAAGAAAAAGTAGATTTTGAAACTAATGCAAAATTTAAATTAGCAATAAATAATCTAAAAACTTTAGCTCAAGAAGAAGAAGAAGAAGTATCTGAAAAATTAACTAAAAAACATAAAGTAGATGATTTTGTAGATGACTTTAAAAAATCAGATGCACCCCAATTTAAAGGTAAATCAGCAGAGAAAAAAAGAAAAATGGCTGTAGCAGCTTACTTATCTAAACAAAATGACTAATGACGGCAGCAGAATTAAGAAAAAAAATTCAAATACTTGCTAGACAAGTCTATAAAGACACAGTTAAAGCAGACGATGCCGCTGAGGCCTATCCTGAAATAAAATCTTTCCCCCCATTAAAAGACATTATAGTTAATTTATTAACAAACCAATTCGATTCATTTCTTGAAAAAATAGATTGGGTAGCACCTAGGCCAACAACATTTAGAATAAATTTACTAAATGGAACAAATTTTTTATTAATGTATACTATTAAAAGTTGGATAGCTACTGTAGAAGGTAAAAAATATTATTTACTTAACTTAGACGAAGAGGAAAGATGTGCTTTAGCGATTAACAGACTTTTAAGAACAGGCCCTGAAAGTGGTGCTGAAGTAGAAGGAGAAGAAACAACAGATACAGATGTTCAAACAACAGATGATACTGCTGCTCCTGAAGACGAAGTAGATGTTAACGTAGACGTAGAAGCATAATATGGATCCTATAGAAAAAATCATAAGAGAAAATTGTTGGAAGTTTGATAAGGGTTATCCCGATAGTCAAGAAGATTTTTTATATTTAAAAAATATAATAGAATCCCATATCCAAGAACAAGAACAAGATGAATCATTTTTAGATTTTGTTAAAAGAAATGAAATCGAAGACCTTTCCTTAGATCAGCAAAAGAGAATTTATAACATAGCATCTGGAGAAACTAAACGTTATAAACAAAGTATTGGTGATAAGAAAAATGTTTTTAGAAAAGTAGCAGCGGATAAAGGATTAGATAAAAAATCAAAAGCTACTGCATTAAACATTTTTACAAGAGATACTGATGGTAGTTCTGATGTAGATGAAGAAGGACTTGACGAATTTGCAGCTTATATGAAAAACCCACTTAAATATGATGACTTAGGAAAAAGTGGAATTATCTGGGATAAATTTAAAGGAAAAGGAATTAGTGATGATAGATTAAAGGAATTATTAAAACAAGATGGAATAATAAAATCTACAGCAGTTGGCCCCGGAGAATTATTTTTAGTTTTATTAATGTCAGATGTTTCTAAGGCTAAAAAAGGTGATTTAGAAGTAAGGGACACGGATAATGATGGTAAAGCAGATACAGGTTTTGTTAATGCTGGAGGAAAAGAAGTAGAAGTAAAAGCTCAATCAGCTCAATTATCCCCTTATGGTAGACAAGATGATTTAACTCCTTTGTTTAAAAAAGCTACATCAAAATCTAAAGAAAAAGGTGGAATTAGAGCTGAATTAGAAAAATATTATTCTGAGGAATTTGTTAACGACCATATGACAGAAAACGGGCTTAAATCTGGCAATTCTCCCGGAAGTAAATTAGGAAATATTATTTCAACAGCTAATAACCTACCAGAAGGAGAAGGAAAAATAAAATTTATTGCCTATTTAAAAGAAATGTTAAAAAAACTATATACTAAAGGAAATTACGATAATGATGAAATTATTGATAAACATTTTAGTAGTAATTCAATTAATAAAAGTGAATTTTTAACCGACACGGCTAAAAAATTAGCTAAAGGTTATATAGACAAAGAAGATATTGAAAACTTTTTATTACTTAATCATAATACGGGAGCTTATTTAAATCTTTCTGCTAATGAATTAATAAAAAATATAGGTATAGGTGATAATTTTTTAATAAAAATTGTATCATACTCAGATGTATCCCCTAGATTAAGTTTAAATGTAAATAAAATTTAATAATAATGTGTAATTGCGGATGTAATACTTGTGAAACAAAAGGACCTTTACTAACAGAAGGTAGGTCTAAACCCATTTTAACTGAGGGGTTTAAATATCATATAGGCAAAAATATTCCTTTATTTGAATCGGTTTA